TAGAAGCATATGTTAATACATATGAGGGTTATTCTGGTGCTGGTGATGTTTTAACTAAATTTGGTATGAATATTCGTGATGAAGTTGATCTTACAATATCTAAGGAAAGGTTTGAAGATTTTATCGCACCATTTATGGCAGGTTTAGATGATGGTACTGATGATAGTGAAATGGTTTTAACATCTAGACCAAGAGAAGGTGATTTAATATATTTTCCTTTAGGTCAGAGATTATTTGAAGTTAAGTTTGTAGAACATGAAGATCCTTTCTACCAGTTAGGTAAGAATTATGTTTATCAACTTAAATGTGAACTCTTTGAACTTGAGGATGAGGTTATTGATACTTCTATAGAAGCAATAGATACTCAGGTTAAGGATGAAGGTTATATTACAACACTTAAGTTGGTTGGTCTTGGAAGAACTGCTATTGCTACAGCATCAATAGGTAGTGGATATGTAGAAGAGATATTCCTGAATAATGATGGATCAGGATTTACTTCAGCACCAACTATAACCTTTAGTGATTCACCTGCTAATGATACTACTAGAGCAATTGGTATAATGACAACCAGAGCAAATGTCACTTCTATAGAAAAGATTTTGGTATTGAATGCTGGTTCTGGATATGTTACTCCACCAACTATTAGTTTTAGTGGTGGTGGTGGAACTGGAGCAGCAGCAACTTGCTCTATTGGATCTGGATATAATGGTGTTGTTAGAGTTAATGTTATAGATGGTGGAGTTGGATATGGAACTGCACCTACTGTCACTATTTCTGCTCCTGGAAATGGAGTACAAGCAACTGGTATATCATCTGTAGGTCCTAGTGGACAAAATAGAATTGTTAAATTTGTTTATGTTGATAATCCAGGTAAAGGATATACTTCAACACCAACAGTAACTATTGCTGATCCAGAATCTATGGTTGGTGTAGGAACTTATCAATACAACGAAACAATTAAAGGTACTAGATCAGGAACAACAGCAACTGTTAGATCTTGGGACGGTGATACTAAGATACTTTTAGTTACAAATGTTGGAATTGGATCAACTGTAGCTGGGTTCTATAGTGGTGAAGAAATTGTTGGACAGATATCTGGAGCAGCATATGCTACTGCTTCTTACAATTCTGATGATGCTAATGATAAATATAGTGATGGTGATGAGTTTGAATTCCAAGCTGATCAAATTATTGATTTTACAGAATCTAATCCCTTTGGTGTAGTTTAATGTTTGGTACTTATTTTTATCACGAAATAATAAGAAAAACTGTTATTTCTTTTGGAACAGTATTTAATGATATACATGTTCGTCATCAAGATAATACGGGAAAAGATCTTGTTGATACTAAGGTTCCTATTGCTTATGGACCTAGACAAAAGTTCTTAGCAAGAATACAACAGCAACCAGATCTTAATAAGGCAATTGCTATAAGTTTACCAAGAATGTCATTTGAGATGACATCTGTAACTTATGATCCGTCAAGAAAATCTGGTATTACTCAAACATTTAAAGCAAAGGATGGTAAGAAATTTAAGAAAGTATTCATGCCTGTTCCTTATAATTTAGGATTCCAATTAAATATTCTAACTAAACTACAGGACGATTCCTTACAAATACTTGAACAGATATTACCGTTCTTTCAACCAGGTTATACATTAACAGTAGACTTAGTAAATTCTATTGGTGAGAAAAGAGATATTCCTTTAATATTAAATGGCATTTCTTATTCTGATGATTATGAAGGTAACTTTGATACTAGAAGAGCATTAATATATACTTTAGACTTCACTGCCAAGTCTTACATGTTTGGTCCTATCGCAGATACTACAGATGGACTCATTCGTAAGGTTCAGGTTGATTACTATTCAGATACTGACACGAGAACTGCTAATCGTGAAATGAGGTATAGAGTAGAATCAACTGCTAAGAAAGATTATAATGATGACCAGGTTATTGATGCTGCTGACAACATGCTAATAGAACCAGGTGATGATTTTGGTTTTACAGAAACCAGAGAATTCTTCGACAATTCTAAAGAGTACAGTCCCACTCGTAAAATAGACATCTAATGAAGACATTTAATCAATTCTCAGAAGGCTTAAAGCAAGCACGTAAGAATATTGGGATGGATCCCGACAAACCTTCTTGTTGGAAGGGATATAAAGCAAAAGGAACTAAAAACAAAGGTGGAAAGGAAGTTCCCAATTGTGTGAAAGAAGAAAAGAAAAAGAAAGTAAAAAAGAAAGTAAAGTTCTGGTGGGATGATGATGGTGATGGAAAAGGTTATGAGAAAGGTGAAGTTAAAGAAGGTGCTGCTTGGACAAAGAAAGAAGGAAAAAAGAAATCGGGCGGTCTTAATGAAAAAGGTCGTAAGTCCTATGAGCGTGAGAATCCTGGTTCGGATCTAAAAGCACCAAGTAAAAAGAAAGGCAACAAGCGTAGAAAGTCTTTCTGTGCTCGTATGAAGGGGATGAAGAAAAAACTTACTTCTGCCAAAACTGCGAGAGATCCAGATTCAAGAATTAATAAATCATTAAGAGCCTGGGATTGTTAATCATGAAAGATAATTATGACGATTTGAATGGTACATTTAATACTGAACTTGAAGTTCAGCAAGTTAATGAAAATGGTTGCGTCCGAAGAAAGGAGGCAACCACTGATATTACTGATGATATTGAGAAAGATTATAAGTACACCAGAGCACAATTATATTCCTTAGTTGAGAAAGGTCAGGAAGCACTTAATGGTATTTTAGAACTTGCTGGTGAAAGTGCCAGTCCAAGAGCATATGAAGTTGCTGGACAAATTATTAAGTCAGTTGCTGATACAACAGATAAGTTAGCAGATTTACAGAAGAAAGTTAAAGATTTGGATGAGGATGCTGTAAAAGCACCAAGTAATGTTACGAATAATGCTCTGTTTGTTGGTTCAACCAGTGAATTATCAAAGATGCTAAAAGGTGGTATTCTAAATAATAATAACGCCAAATAACTTGTTCAATGGACAATATTAGAGTAAAGGAAGATTCTCTCAATAATTGGAGAGCTGGATTTGAAATAGAAGAAGGAAAGAAAAAAGGTCTTGACGGTAAAGCATGTTGGGATGGATACAAGCTTGCTGGAACTAAAAAGAAAGGTGGTAAGACTGTTGATAATTGTGTGAAAGAAGATCAAGTTGATGAAGGAGTAAAAACTGCAATTGGTCTTGGACTTCTTGCAGCACCATACTTGGCGAAGAAGTTTTTAAAACCAAAAGTTGATGATGCTCTTGAAAAAGGTAGAAATACAAAAATAGGTGGAAATACAAGAAGTGGT